GCTTCTGCTACTGCTTCAATTAATAGTTATGAAATTCATAAAGCCGATAATACTACTTTACCTGTAACTAAATATGGAATAAATCTATCTAACCGTACCACCACTACTAGTGCTTCTGGGTCTGGAGTTCAAACTTATACTGCGGTTAATCGAATTTATCCGAATGCTAATACAGGGACTTCTTCTATAAGTGAACATCTTTCTAACTTATCAACCACTAAAGGAAATCAACTAAAGATGTTTGACTATGTTACTAATCAAGGGCAGCCATTAGTAAATGCTAGAACTAGAACAGATGGTGTTATTTCTGAAACTGCTAGTCAATTTGATGTTAATGGGACTACTGATTTATCAGTTGATGATGTTATTATTATTGATGATGAGCAGATGTTAATTAATGAAATTAGTAGTAATACTTTAACTGTGACTAGGGGATATAATAATTCAATAGTAACTACCCATATTGATGATTCTAGAGTGTTAGAAATACAAATAATAGACCACCTTTGGGTATTAGTTTATTCAGATGATGCTAATTTACACCATTTTGCTAAAGTTACAGAACTATTAGAGGATGACATTTATGGAGATACAATAGAGTTTTCTCCATCACTTAATTCTGATATTCCAAAAGATACTAAGTTTGCTATCTTTTCCTCTTATGATGCTAATCTTCCCAAAATAGATTCTGACAATCAAACATTAGTAGCATGTGCTTATGGTTTACAGGCAACTGCTACTGCTACTGATATTAGACATTATATTAACACTCATGTTTCTCGACCATTTTTCTTTTTCTTAAACGGAAAAGATAGATTAGAACCCGCTACAAGATATATTCTTAGAAGTTCATCATGGAATGGAACTGCTCACACTTATACTTACTCCACCTTTTTAACCGACCAAGAACATGGAGCGCATATTGTGGATTACGGCCCATTTACTATGGAAGCAACCTTAGTAGATATGATGTATAAAGCAGATAATCCAGCAGCAATGAATTACCTTGAGATTGATAGTAATAATTTAGAATTAGTAAATGGGACTCCTGATAAAATTACAGTGAGTACAGATGCTAGTTTCGATAATTCTATTACTGACTTAGATGGAACTGAAGGAACTAATTGGGGAATAACTGGTATATTGAGAGATAGTAGAATTGTTGTTGCGGGGGCGCAAGGGGATATTTATGCTATAGATAGTGCAACAGATTCTACTGTTGATACTTTAACTATGGATGCTGCTGACTTTACAGCAGGGTCTACTTCTGATGACTTAGATGTTAGATTTTTAGCCAGTTCAGTGGATTTAGACCATAATAAAATATACTCAGCGGTAAACCCTAACAATAAAGATGGTAGTGTAGGTAATGATTTTAAGAACTCATTTAGAATGGCTCAAAGGCCACAAACAGATTCTACTTTATTCGGGTTTGATGCTGGACATACTCGCTATCTACATTATTGTGATTCGCCTTTAACTAATACTCTAATACCGAATGCTATGGAAATGATAGAATATGAATCAGTAACCTCCACTGGGGGATATGTGGATATTGTATTTGCTGATACACAAAAGATTCTCGCTAAGAAAATAAAAGAAGGCGACCCACTTTATATTCATCACATTGTTTCTTCAGAAGAAGTAACTAGAGAAAGAACTAGTGAATTATCTGATGTAGAATTTAACTTTGGAACTAATGGATTAGATATTATTGCTAAAAATTTAGGAGCAGAAAAAGACTTAAGGTTTTTATTAAGTTCAAGTATTCCTAAAAGTAGCACTTCTACTGGTAGTAGATATGACCCATTACATGATACTATCACTATAGATATTTCAGGAATCCCTTATCATTTCAATGTAGATTTAGTGGGTAATAAGGCAACTGGGACTAACGGCGGCAGCACACAAGCATTAACAATTCGTAGTTGGAGAAAGGGAACTGATACTGAATATGTTTTAACTTCAGGTACTAATCTAGCCACAGTTCCTTCTTTCGATACTAAGGCATATAGAAATAAATATTCTTTCTTAACTGATAATCTCATAACCAACATACCTATTGACACTAAAATAACTAATTATATTTTAGATGGTAATGGTGCTACTGCTGATACTAATTGGAATAGAAACGTAACTGATTTCGATACTATCCTTACAACTCGTAATCCAGTTAACGATTATACTGGTAGTGGTGCTAATACTAAACCTACCGTTAATATTGGGGAGGTGAAATTAGAAAAGTCTTCACAGAGTAGATTAAATGATATCCATCTAGTGTTAAAGGGTGGCCAGTTAACAGGACATAGAATTAAAGTGGCCTATGGGGATAAACATAATAGTTTTTTGAAATTACAAACTCACCTTAAAGATGAAAGATTTTTAGAGAACTTTAATCGTACTGATGTTGCACCTTATTTAGATAAACTCTCTAATGTTTCTTTGTATAGTTATTTTATTAATAGTGCAGTTGACCCAAGTACTACTAATTATAGATATGATTTGGCTAGGTCTAATACTTCATCAAACCCTCATGTTAGAGGGATTCTTAGTTATTTAGATTATTTTAATGGTGCTATAGATATAGAGAGAAGAGTGTTTTCTGGAGTAGTAGAAAGTGTAGAGCAAGTTATTGAAGATGGAATGTTTAAATTAAAAATTAAAGGTAGAAATAATATTTCTGATTTACTAGGTCCAGTAATAAATAAAGATTTTAAGTTTACAGATGATATCATTTATTCTACTGTTGGGCCGATAGAAAGAATGGCTCAACTAAGTCAAATTAACCATGATACTGCTGCTGGAATATATGAAGTGGGAACTACAGCGATTAAAATAAGTGGAATCTCTTATAATAGTGCCACTCAAGAAGGTTCCCCAGTTAATGCTACTGCTGGGGATATGCTTTATACCGCCACTGGTACTTTTTTAGGTAGAATATATTCTATTACTGGAAGTGGCGACCCTTATACTGTTACCTTTGAAGAAGGCATACCTACTAGATTAAAAGATGATGAATCTATTTTTATTAGTGGTAATGCATCAGCATATTTACTTAATCAAACTCCTCAATCATTTACAGATATAAGTGGTAGCCAAGGAGATGACTTTAAAGCCAAAGGTAATATGATTAGTTTTTCAAAGGCTATGAGTTCTAATCCATACAATACCACTAGGGTTAGTTCTTTAGTCGGAGCCAGTAATAAGGGGGTTATATTCACAGGTGGTAATTCTCTAACTTTAACTAATGGTGCGCCAGTGGGAGAGGGTAATACATTAGTTGGAACTTCAGCCTCTACTAATCCTTTAGCCAAGGGATATAGTATTCACGGAATAGGAAGTATAGATTATGATTTACCTTTCTATTGTCATTTCTCTGATGAAATAACTGGGACTAATACTATTGATTATACTAATTTGAACACTGTTAATTCCTTAACAGAGTATGATATTATTAGTGTTAATTCTAATAAAACAGAAACTACAATAGAAGTAGCCCCTATTTGTCCAGCAGTATTAGCGAGAATAGATAATAATCCTTTAGATGGTAGAGATAAAATATTGGTAACTATGGATGGTAATTTCCCCACCTCTTATTCTAGTGGATATAATGGTCCTATTGAATTTTCTACATGGATTAGAGAGTTAAAGATGGGAGATTATATCTTTAGTTCTAGTGGGGAATTATATGGCCAAATTATTGATATTAGTGTAGGGAGTACAGGGGTAGATACTAGCGAAGCCGTGTTAGAAGGAAATTTATTCACTATTACTTTAGATAGACCACTGTTTGAAGCAGTAACTTCTAGCACATCCATTTGTAAATATTATACTAGTAGCACACATGATGGTCATTATAATGGTACGGGTATGTATTTTGGCACTACTACTGGCCTCGCTAATTTATCTGGAACTAATTATATGGCTAGTAGATTGACGGCTAGTACTACTGCTAGTAAAGATTTTTTGAGAACTTTAAAACCTAATATGAGAATAAGAATAGAAGGTGGAGATGATGCTAATATGAATGGGGTGTTTTCAATAACCCATGTCTTTGTTGATGATGAAAGTATTTTCGGTGAGGATACTCCATCAGTTCATATCAATTCTAGAAAAATAGAAAGTGGAAAAAATGCAGCGGCTTCTGTTAATGCATTTCACGTTCATAGTCATACATCTTCTTCATTCACTGTTAGAATAACAGTATTAACCGATTACTTCACTCAAGGATTATATTTCCTAAACACCCAAGGATTAACTCAGGGTGGAATATTAACTTTAACTAATAATTATCTATCTAGCCCTAATGCTTATGATAATACTTGTAAACCAATTAAATATTCAGGGGGATTGCATCACTTTATTACTGATAACTCTATTACAGTTGATGGCACTGAGGGTAGTCTTACTAGATATAATCTTAATGCTTCAGAACCAGTAATATTCAGTGATGTAATAGACAGATATGGTAATACTAAATGGCGATATTTTGGATTACAAAGGGGTAGATATCTCTCATACATTAATAGAAGAAGGAAAGATGGGCAAATTAAAGAAACTTATTCTACAGAAAAAGGTAGAGTTATCGGGTATTCTAGTGCATATAGAATAGCAGATGCTAAGTTTGGAATAAAAGATGTTTATACTTATCCTTACGCTTATCATAATAATGATTTCGCTTGGAATGTTAATATGTATGACCCCAATATATCCTCACCATATTTAATTTCTTTATATGATGCGAACAGTGATATCTCCACACACCCATATTTCTTAGAATATCTTTCTCCAGAATCTAGAGATTTTAGACCAATATTAGGTAGTAATTTTGCTGATTTTGATAAACACGGAACATATGTAACTTCCCCCGATGATATTGACCATAGGACTTTACAGTATCCTAGATTTATGCCTAGAATTCATGATAATTTTGGTGGAGGGGATTGGCAAGAAGATATGGAAGCCCCTGTTAATAATATAGACGATTCTATCATTTACAAAAAATTCACGGCTAATAATGGAATTACTAGCGTAAGTAGTGATACTAACTTTAGATTTAAATTAAATGTAGATAATACTACTGACCTTAATTGGGATATAGAATACGAAGCCAATTCTGACACTAGACCCTTTCCCGCCGCTATTAGTAATAGATGGATTAAATTAAGCAATTATAATGACCGTGTAATAAATCGTGCCTTTAAATTAGGAGCATCCGGTAGTGGTGATGCGAATATTAGAACCCTCATACCCCCTTATACGCATTGGGATAGTTCTGGTACTTCTACCGTTCAAGCGGTAGGTAAACTTACGGGCGATGTTAGTGCTAGTGGTTTTGAGGAACTAACCATTCTTTATCCTCCACATATTGGTCCTAAGTTTGATGGCATTACTAGAGCAAAAGACCATTGGGAATTACCCGACCCCAAAACAATGAGATGGCACATATTTTCTCCTGCTGATATGTATCCAGATTCAATGTCTAGAAAACATCATATTGGCTATTCGGGAATAAGTAGAAGTTTTACTGACTACAATATTATGTTAAAGGGACAGGGAACATTCACTAAAAGTAATACCTCACATGAATTTTATGAGGGTTCTTTAGAAGAAGAGATAGAAACAGATGACCAATATGATACTTTACCAATTACTACTGCTTCTATTCTCCCATCCGAAATTAAAAGATTTGGTTTAATGAGATTAATTGATTGCACTTATGATTGGCATTTTAACCTCATTGACCCTGAAAGATTACCAAGAGATATGACTAAACTAACTACTCCTAATTTTGAATATACAAGGTTCCAACCATTAAGAAGATTAGATGCTAAAATTACAGGTTATGATACTAGTGGTGATGTGTTAACAACAAGTGTTAGTGATATTACCAGTCATCTCCAACAGGGGGACCAAATATTCACTGATGAGGGAAGGTATATTGGAAAGGTGCATACATTAAATGATGTTACTGATGCAAGCACCATTACTATGTTGGGGGATTACCTTAAACATAATATATTCAAATCTGATGGAGATAAAGCACAATACTTTGGTTATGTTCATGTTTGTGGAGATGGAACTACTGGAATTCATGATAGGGAAACTTCAGATTCATTTTATCAGTTTACAACTAAAGGTAGAGGAGGAACTAATACCTTTACTGAAGTTGGTGAATCTTTAAAATTAAATATGCTACAATCAATGATTAATGCGGCCAAACATGGAGGGACTAATAATCAAGAACAAGTTCCTTATGGAACTATAACGGGAACTATAGAGACTGGTGCAACTTATAGTCTTGGGAGTGTAATCTCTGTTGCTGATGCGGCTAACTATAGCACAGGTATGGGAATTGCGGGTAAAAATATTTATGGTGGAGCGGTAGTTACTGCGAGAGATACTTCCGCTAATACAATAACAATTTCTCCTACCCCATCAGGTAGTCAAGATGGAGGCATAACTCGTTTACCGAGAGGTTCAGGTATCCCATCAATCTATAATCTTACTACTCCAAGTTTAGATATTAGAGATTCTGGAATAACAGAAAATAAATTTTTAAATCACTTTAGTAGAAATTTTTCAACCTTGCAAGATAAAATTAACACAACGTCGTCATCTGTAACGAATTCATTTATAAATAATGGAACTTTTGTTTTACCTCCCGCATTTAGGACTTTTTATTCTGAAAGATTAGATTTCGGTGCAGTAACGACACTTAAACATGACACTCATAGAACCATCAACGCTATGGCTTCAAAGGAAGATTTGGTTATTGATGATGCGGCTGTTGGTACGGTAGTTAACAATCGTGATACAGAATATGCTCACGCTTCTAATGTGTTAGAATGGATGCAAAACGGAGGTAATCCATATTACGGTTGCGATATTGTATTTTTGGGTTCTTACTCTGTTGAAAACTCAATAACTAAACCTAGCATTGGGGGAAAAATAGGAACGGCATGGGGTGGTATATATCCTCAAAATTTTGCTCACTCTAAGTCTAAAAATGATGCGGTTACTAATCCCTTAGCCGATAGTATGTCTGGTCGCCATACGATAAAGTATGGAAGTGGTAATGCTCCTGATGCTGATTTTGCTAATGGTCGTAGTGGAGAATATTCATTTGTGACCATTGAGCCTAACCTTAGAACGTCAGGTTATGCTACCTTTAATTCAGATGATGATAGTGATTCTGAACCATTCTTTGATTCTGAATCTTCTAATTATGTAGCAGCGGGAGTTTATTCAGCCTTTGTTCCTCAACTATGTTTAGATTCAATTACAAATGAATTAGGTTCACTCCTTCATGGTCTAAAATCAAATGTAATTAGTAATGCGGATGTAGATAGTGAAATAAAACAAGGGGTAGTTACATTCAATTCCATTAATGGTAGTAATTCCAAGGAGGGGGTATTAAAAATAATAACAAGGCCACCCATAAGTGGATTAGTTAATGCAGATGATTGGAGTTTTGAGGTAAGTGGTGTAGTCTTAACTCATAACGATGCTACTGTTACCTGTAACGCAGCAGCAATAAGAGTGGGAATGGAATTGTATGTACAAGGGGGAGTTGGTGCTACTGTATCATCTATGCCTAGCAATGCAGTAGTTACTAGTATCAATGCGGGAACAGAGGGAGTGAATGTAACTTCATTTGAAATGAATGGTATTTTTGACCATTCATCAGGAACAAGTTTTACTGGCCAAACTCTTAGTTTTTCCGAAGCCCCATTTAAATGGAATCATTTCTTAAACTTTACAGATTTAACCGGAATGTATTTGGTTGGTAATTTTGGATTTTCTGCTGGGGATAATCCTACGAGTGGCAATCAATATGCTGTTAGTGTTGGGGGTGCAAATCACGCAGTAGATTTATTAGGTGCTGTTCCATTTAATAGTGAGGCTACTGTTGCCCCACAGTCACTTGAACTACTTATTAATCACAGCATCTTTAAACAGACTGATGGTGTATTTACGAATGGTGTAAAAGGGAGAAGTATAGCGAGGGGCATACATAAAGCAGAGGGTAGTTGTGAGAATATGATGGTAGTCCCTGACCATGTAATTTATATCAAAGAACATAGAAGAAATATTACAGGTAAAGAAGTAGCACATGAATTACTAATTGATAATGTACCATTAGATAAGGAAGGTAATCCTAGATTTTATAATAATTATAGGGTTATGCGCCCCGCTGAACATTGTCTTTGGGCCACTTCTCCAAATGAAATAGATATGTATAAATTATCTGCTCAGACTACAAAAATGCCAAAAAGTAATGCAATGTATGGTCATACCCCTAGCCAATCAAGAGTTTCTAATCAACATAATTTTACTGGTTCTAATATTGGTTCTACTACTCTTGACACCAGTACTAAATTTGGAGAAAATGAAGCGGTGATGTCAATGTATGTTGCAGTAGATATGGATGCTAGGCATTCTCAACAAAAGCAATTAACGCAAACTGCTACTATCGCTATTGGTGAAAATGTAGTAGTTTTCAATTCCTCTGTTGCTAATGATATACAAGTTGGAGATAAACTAAAACTAGGTAATCAAAAATGTTATGTTAAATCTATATCTGCTAATGGATTAAATGTTACAATAGCAGGTAGATTTGCTAGTGATTCTGCTTTGAGTGGGGCGACTGTTCATCTTCTAAATAATACATTTACGGTTCTTAGAGATTACGCACATTTATTCAATCCTAGTGGAAATAGAAATACTTTCAAAAGTGGAGAAGCATACAATATGTTACTCACTGATGGATTAAATAAGCAAAAAATATCTATGGGTGTAGAGGCAGATTATTATCACGATAGAGCATTGTGTAGATTATCTATTGGTAAAATTGAAAATGATTTATTAGGATTAGTTTCTTTCGGAGAAATATTCTCAATTAAAAGTAATGTGCCTACTAATTTACCAAATGTAACTTCTGCTAAGATAGGTTCTACAGTGGCCATTGGAGAAGAAGTTGAGGACATTATTAATAACTTATTATCAGGGGAAGATATACAGTATGATATTTCTGATAATAGAGAATACCCTTATTATCTCACTCCTAATTTCCAAGGTGTGGATTTATTCAATGCTACTAACTTCGCTGCTAAATATAAAGAAAAAGAAATAAGGGTAGACGAAAAGGGAGTATCTCTTATTAAACAGAGTAATGATTTAGACTTTAGGGATATTGTATTATCTTATGATAATAAAGATTTAAGAATTATTAGCGTAACTAGAAATAAATCTACCTTTGATTTATACAATGAAATAATTGTATATGGTAATGGAAAGAAAGCCATTAAAAGAAATCGCAAGAGTATAGACAAGTTTGGTAAGAAAACTTTAGAAGAGGTAAATATGGAACTTATTTCACAAGACGATGTAGACATCCGTGCTAAGAAACTCCTGAAAGCGCACTCTGATGGTGATGATAGGTTCACAATTAAGATGTCGAGTAAGGGAGTCGAATTCATAAAAGCGGGAGATATCATTACCTTAGATTTCCCAAGTGAAGGAGTCCCTGCTGATACTTACAAAGTTTATGAGATAAGAAGGGAGTTAAAAGGACTCCTCGAATTAGAGGCCGGAACTTACAGAAAGGATTTAGCGAATCGTTTTGCTGAATTATCTATGACTAATAAATCTAATTCTGCCTCTATCAGGGGTAGTCAATTCACTTCGACCACTTCTCCACTAGACTTCTTTGATTCAGTTAAACTGAAAGAATTAAGACTGATGATTAAAAGGGTCGGTTTAGTAGACAGTAATGCGTTCACATTAGGATTCCAAACATTGACGGAAAGAAAACTAGACTTTGAGACAACTATGGGGCCACAAGAAACAGTCACAGAAATAATAATAGATGAGGATTTTATATGATAACAGACAATACTAAAAAGAAAATGGCACTATTCCTTAGAGAATTCTTTGGTAGCACATCAGGCAAAGTTAAACTAGGAGTTGGTGGAGGTGGAACCAATCCTACTTCTACTACTCTCGATGTTCCATTACCAGTCAGCACAGATTCTTCCACCACCTCTAGTTCTTCTGATGATAAGGTTGTAGAATTTAGAGGAGATTTTACAGGGACTGAATTACAAGGTTACACTATTAGAGAAGTAGGATTCTTTGGAGATGTTCCTACTGATGCAGAGATGGCAGTAATAGATACTAGTGGATATAATTATAGCCCAGTTGAAAATATTATGCTTTCTAGAATTAACTTTGACCCAATAGGAAACTTTTCAACTAGTGATACTATCGAAGTAATATATACGGTGGAGGTAGAATAGTATGGTAGCCAATTCTGGAAAACTAAGTACAATAAACTCAAACCCCACAGCCATATTAACCGATAAGGTAGATTCTCCTCATTCAGGATTATTTACTGGCATTCACTCTATGGCTCAAGGTAATTATGCTTTGAAGGACCACGCTTCAACATTAGGATTTGCTCACACCTTCACTACAAGTAGTGGAGTAATAAGAGTAGCATTAACAGCGGGAAAGGGATTTTCAGATGGTAAATACATAGCGGTTGATGCTTTATCTGCTCACGATTTAACACAACCTGCTACCGGAGCATTCTATCATTGGGCAGTATTTACTGATGATGGTGATGGAACTGGAACCGCTGATATTATTCTAGGTTCAACTGATGGGGTGGTTCCAGAATTAACTGCTGGTAGCACTCCTATATCTCTTATTAAAATACAATCAACTGATACTCATGGCACAGCAGCATTTCAAACATTCACTACTAGTAAGACTGAAAACGCATTATCTATTGGTTACTCTAATTCTAATGTATATACTGAAATGTCAAAAATAAGTTCTGCTGCCACTGGAACAACTGTGGAAGTAGGAAGTGCTGGTGGAGATTTTATAATTGATAATACAGACCAAGATAAAAAAATAGTTATGAGATTGGGGACTGATACTTCTGCTACTGCGTTTGAAGTAAGAGATAATTCTGATGCAGTTAAGTTCTCAGTTGCAGGGGATGGCACTTTTACTGGAATACCAATTACTTCTGTGGCTAGTGGTGCTAATAATAGAATTCCTACATTCACTTCTGCTAGTGCATTAAATGGTGAAGACAATTTAACTTTTAATGGTAATCAATTAGGCGTTACTTCTGGTATAAACAACACAGCGTTGTTGGTCACTGGAGATTCGGTGACTACAGATGCGGTTGCTGAAATAAACGGAGATGCATTGACCACAGGTAGATTATTACATTTACATAGTGACGCTTCCAATACTAACACTAGAAGATTATTAAATATTCATAATGACCATGTTAGTGCTACTGGTGTTATCCCATTATATGTTAGAAACGATTCTACTGGCCCAATTGCTCATTTTGAAGGAAAAGGAAATAGTGACTTTTTAATTATTGAGAGTACAGATGACGGTGCTAGTGCGGCTCCAGATATTGTATTATATCGTAATAGTGCTGATGACCCCGCTGATGGTGATGATTTAGCCCACCTTCTTATTAGGGGAAGAAACGATAATGGTAGTGGCACTTTTGCTGATTTTAGATATGCTGACCAATTTTGGGAAATAGTAGATACTACTACTGGAACAGAAGATTCTCAAACCGCTATAAGAATTAGAAAAGGTGGCAACTTAGAATATAGAATTAGATTAACTCCTGATGGAAACCTCATTAATGGGGATGCTAATTATACTGGAACAGTAAATAATTCTTTACAGGTCAACCATAAAGGGGCAGATAATGACGATGGAATATTAGTTGTTAGAGATGACAACTCAACGGGCGATGGTGATTTACTCGGTGGTATTGGTTTTGATTCTGCTGATGCTGCTGGTAGTGAACCTAGTTCAGTTACAGAAGCCTCTGCATTTATTACGAGTTACGCTACAGAAATACATTCAAATGCTGATAAAGGTGGTAATCTTAAATTCGGTGTATCTTTAATTGATGAAGATAAAGATATAGTGTCAACTATTTTAGCGACAGTTGGGCCACCTGATACATTAACAGCATCTTCTGGTTCTAATATTACTACTTACGCAGGTATTGCGGGTAGAGCAACCACTGTAGTTTTAGCAGCATCTACTACTTATACGGCTACAACCGCTGATACTGGGATAGTTATTGTTTTAACAACTACCACTTCTAAAGTAGTATTACCTGATATTCCGAATACTTCTACAATAGGAACACAATTTACTGTTATTAATGCAGGTGGTGGAACGATTGCTGATGGTATAACAACTGGAGATGCAAGTAATTGTAAAGTAAATGGAGCCGTTCCTTCAAGTGGGCAAGTAAGTATTGCCGATGATAAGGTTTACACCTTTATTCAATTTGCTGCCGATGAATGGCAGAGAATAGGGTGATTGAATGGTAGGGTTTCATTGGCAATTAGGAGTTGTTCAAGGTGGAGCATCTGTTTCTGTTTCTGCTCCTACTGGCGCAAGAGTAGAAGATTCTGGTGGAAATGCTGACAAAGTAAATTTCTCTGCTTCTGGTGGTGGAAGTGGAACTATAGATAACGGTAATCCTCTTGATATAAGTTCATTATTGGGACAAACCATATCCATTAGTGCTTATGGAGACACTACTGGTGGAGGAACAGTTGCTTCTTGGTCATGGGGTATAGTCGTAGTTGATAATGGTGCGGGATTAGTCGTTTCTTCTACCCCAACACCACCTTCTACTCAAAATTGGACTGGGGCTAATTACGCTATAAATTTCAGTTCAAGAAGTGGGGAAATGGCAATATTTGAATTACAAATTACTGCTACTAATAGTGGTGGTAGTAGTCAAGGCGCATTTGAATTAGTATTCATAAATCCTTGAAAAAAGTATCTAATTTTTGCAATTTTTAGTTTTTCTAAGTTTTAATGTTGAAATCCTAGTGAAATATCTATGCTCTTAATTGTAATCACTTATAAATAGATTTAAATTAGGGTGGATAAATCTACCCCAATATAAAATAAAATAAAAAAAGAGGAAGAGGCCGAAGCCTCCTCCCCTATACTTCAAAAACTTCTTAACTAAATTCACTTTGATAAGACCCATGCGGATTTCCGACTTGAATATAACTGATGAATATGATACCATAAGCAAACATGCCACTCTTAGTGAAGCCGCTAAGAAAATATTAGCATTAGAAAGAGGGGTATTGGTAGTCGTGGATGATAAACTACCTATGGGTATAGTTACAGATTCCCACATGTTAGTTGCCATGTCTAATGATTTAGATTGTAGAGTTGAAAAATGTGAAGACCACTTAGATTCCAATATCTTATCTGTAAATTATAATAGCACAGTTAAAGAGGCGGCTTTAATGATGAATGTAAAGAAGCCTATAGCGGTTACAGTGGTAGATGATAATCTAAAACTAGTAGGTTATTTTAGCCCTAATGATTATAGGGATGCGATTGCATCCTATAACGCTTGATAGTTATCTCCAAAGGTGATTACAGTTTGGGCATTCCCAAATTTTGATAATCTCATTATCACCAATATAGTTTCCCTTTATCCTTCTAGGGATGATATACCTGCCACAATTGTTACATTTATATTTTAAAGCCATTTCTATCTCATCTTTTTATTATTATTTTCTTCAGCCATTAGGTTGTTGATATACTCTTCAACAGTATCTTCTGTTACAGAAGCACTACCAAACGCCGCAAAAAATAAAACGCTAATAAAAATCAAAAACAAAAGCCATCCAAATACTTCGCCAGTTTCCATTACCATTCCACCTCCATTTCTATTTCTTGTTCTTTCTCTATGTTGAATGCTTTGACAACTCCGTTGTCTTGTCCGTGTTTCCATAATTCATATACTAATTGAGAATCTTTTAAACAGTAATCCACAACAATATCATATTCACCTTTCTTCCATAGTTTTGGAGCGTCCATACTATCTAAGGTCTTTTGTTTACCTAAAGTGTGGTCAACTAAATTGTTTAAAGAATATCTCTCTCCATGATTTGATACGAAATATTGGCTAGTATCAATGTATTGTTTGTTAGTAATATATTTTCTAATGCAGTAAATATCCATTGCATCTCTAAGAACTGGTAAATCAAAGGCCACAATATTATGTCCTAATAGTTGACCACCTTTTTGGAAATGATTATCTAAATCGAATTTTAATTCCCTTAATGGTTTAGTTTGGACTCCTGATTTAGAAAAGGTATCAGATACTGGTTCATCTACATAGACAGTTCCAGTATCTCCATTCCAAGTGGTTACAGTAGATACTAGAAACATATGGGTGTTACCCCATCCTCCAATGTCAGTTGATAGGTTTTTAGTTTCTAAATCAATAGCCATGACATTATTCATTCTTTCCGCCCCATAATTTCAGCACTTCTTCTCTTTTCTCTTGTTCAGGAGAAGGCTCAACAATATAATTGCCTCGCTTAAGGAAAGCACACAATTTGTTACCGGCTACGCTAACAATTGAGGCTACTTCCCAACCTTCTGCTCCTTCCAAGTTCAGTGCGTCAATCATAGTTTTTGGGCCATCATTAACATCAAATACCACATATTTATTTTCCCATGTCGCTTTCATTTATCTATTCCTCCTGTTTTTTTGGTCTGATATATGCCTGTCTACCTTTCTTTTTAGACTCAAACATTTCACTTAGAGTATTGTATTTATTATAAATCCATGCGGGAGATTGTTCTAGAATTTTACCTGCATCATCTAAGATTAGTTTCTTCCAGACATATCCCCCTTCTAACTGTTCCTGTGGTTTAGCCCTATCCAATGCTACTTGATAAGCATGTTGGAACTCCTTAAGTGAACTTTTTGCGGCAATAGTTTTCCTTTCACCCTTCATAGCATTTTCTAACCATTGCACTAAAGCCATGTAACATTTCCTAACTACATAGGCTCCCTGTCTAACATTAGCAACTGAAACGATGAATCTTTCATCAGGATTAGTGATACCTTTAGACATAGATATACAATTTAATACTGCTAACTTACCTATGTATTCTACTAGATTCATTTCAAATAAACGAATTATGTCTCTAATTCTAGGGTTGACATTAGAAATATACTCTAATAAAACATTGTGTGCGCTATCTAACGCCTCCATTGCGTCTGGATTGTAACTAATAGTTTTTAATTTATCTTTACCTACCGATTCAAATCGGGCTTTAGTTAATTTGTATATTTCTAAGATACCCTTCTTTAGATGTAAAGGTGGCCCTTTAGTTTTAGATATAGTTCCAAACCCTTTTATTACATCTTTTCTCATTTCAGTCTTGGTATCATCGGGAACATCCCAAATAAATGGTAGAAATCTTTGAAGGATACCCTTTTCTGCTACCGTTTTCAATAATTGGTCTGGTGGAAAAGTACAAGCCATAAGAGAATATCTACAATCTAATGGTATTACTGGCTTACCAGTTAGAATCTTTTCATATACATTTGAACCATTGTGGAAGTTATTCATTAAAGTCTGGAAAACAATGTTCATATTCTCCTTGTGATTTTTATCTTTAAAAACACCACTTCCTTCAAACTCATCAGCAAACCAAATACCTTCTCCATGAATTGGACCCAAGTGAACATTCCATCTAGAAGAGTTCGCATCCCTTTTTTCTCTAGCAGACCTTATCGCTTCTGTTCTTTCATCAACAGTATAGATTATATTCTCATCAATCTCTTGCATCTCTCTACCATAGATTTCTTCTGCGTTTTCACTGAAATTTTTATTCTCAGTGTGACTACCTACTAAGGAAGCAGTATTATAATCAGCAAAATT